TTAAAACCCTTCTTTTACCCATTCCAGCAGTTCTTGTTTTTGTTTTATTTTTTTTGGCCCCGCCTCTCATTACTGGCGTGTTTCTTTTTATTTCTGCTTTGACAACCTCTGCGCCTTTAATTAGCATCGCAGAAACTTCTTTTGTCCGCATCTTTTTTTCTAGCGATTTCAGCGCATTTTCAAGGCCGTCTAAGCCTTTTAATTCTACATTATCGGCCATCTTTGATGCCCTCAATAGCCATTAATTCTAGCCACTCCTTACGGCCTGCAAGTGGTATAACTCCCGTTATGTCATAGCCTTTGCCATCAAATTCAATTCTGTTTAAAGTTGTTATGTCAGCACGATAACGAATGGTAAATTTAACAGTTGTTTCCTGATTAATTTGTGCGGCTGCAAAAAATTCTCTACCCCTTACGGCCATTACATTTGCCCACAATTCAGCCAACAAAACCCACACAATAGTGGCTTGCCCGTATTCGTCCTGCGTCTTTGTTGGGCTCATTATTTTTATTCTACTGCGTAATTGTGAGGCATCCATTTTTTACACTCCCATACCCAAGCGATATGGGTCAAGCAACCACTTAATCACGTTTGGCATTTGCAAACCTTGCACTTGAGCAACTTCTTTTGGGTCTCTATTTTCATAAACCATTGCCGTTTGTAATAGCACCGCTGACTTGATAGCATCGTCCATAACTAGGCCCGTTGTGTCTGTGCCTGTACTTGTTGCATATAGCGTCCTACCCAAATAATTTGAGATTGATTTTTCAGCCGCATTTAAATAAATTTGAATATTTAAATCTTCTGCTGTGCCGTCCACCCTCAAATGCAATTTTGCTTCCGCCAATGTTGTAATACTCATTATGGCCTTTCCTCATAACGTAATTTTAAAAAGCCATTTGCCGTGGCGCCATCGGTATTATGCAAACGCAAATAATAATTACCAGCGTTAAAGCCTAACGGCTGGTTTTCATCAACTTGTTGCGCTGTTGCTTTATTTGCATTGCTACCGCTAATAATGTCAAAAGCATCGACTACAAGGCCACCTGTGTGACCTCCACCCGTTGCAAACGTGACTTGGCCGGTATAACTGCTAGCCGTTGTCATTTGATTTGTTTTAAATGGCGTAATTGCAGTTGCAAAACTACCTGATTCTGTACCACCTGCAACTAATTCAACTCTTAATTGTGAGATTGTCAAATCAACGCTAAAACCATACAGAATAGAATTGATTGGCGAAACAATTTTAAAAACTTGTGTGGCGCCCGATGCAATTGTAAATTCACGCAACACTCTAAATTCACGGCCTGCAAAAAATCCTGTTTGGCCTACATCAACTCTCAAGCGTGCATATTGGCCGTTACCATCTGTCATTAAAACTTTTGGTGGATATGCCTCTATTCGCTCGGCATGAGTCCCGTCTTGCATATCGACTAGCAATTTTTTCATTTCTTGCCATGCAAAAAAGACTTTGTTCATTTTTTAGCTGACTTTTTAACAACTGCTTTGGTTTCAATTGCCTGTTCTAACGGCTTAGAAACGTTTGTAATCGCTTTATTTTCAATGGCCGTAGCCTCGCCCCTATTGATGTACCATTGCGCCTTATGCGCTGGCAAATCAATTTCTTGGTCAGCTACAAGTAAACCTGCAACATCATCATAAACACGTTTTTTTGAAATGATTTTAATTAGCATTTTTTTAAATATGCGCACTGCTTTTTAGGCAATGCGCATTTTTTATTTTACAAAATTAGCAATTAAGCGGCTGGCGTAAACAAGCCGTAACGGATGCCTGCAGGACGCTCCACACCTAAGCCTAAACGCTCCTCTGCTCGAATAGTGATTAAGTTTTTGGTGAAGTCGTCGTTTACATAACCCATCTCAATGACGGCTGTATTGCGGTTATAAATCATTGCGCTGGTACGCAAAGCGGCCACAATAAACGAACCTGCAGGAACGTGATTGCTTAACACAATTTGCAAACCAAACGGATTCATGCCTGCACTTGTGCCGGCCATGCCGTATAGGTATAAGCCTGCGCCTGCGCTCTCTCGTGCTCGCTCCATCGCACCCCAATCAGCCGGATTCACAATAACTGAATCTGGCATATTTCCGGCCGCCCACATCGCATATTTTGCACGATTGATAGCGTCGATTAATAAATCACCTGCAACCGGTGTATAAGCAACGAAGTTACCGCTGTCTGTAAGACCTGATAACTGTGGGCTTGTACCGTTACCGATAATTAATTGAGCGTCAATTTTTTGACCCAAACCGTCACGTAAGCGAGTATCAATGTAAGCAGTGATAGCCGGTGCATCTTCCATTAATTGCTTTGAGATTTTGATGAAATGCGCAACTGTTTGGATTGGTACATCGTATTGCTCGAAAGTCAAAACTGATTCTGGCTTGGCGGCTGCTTGCGCTGTTTCTGCTGCGTTATTGGTCCATGCTAATTCACGCAGTGATTGAACGCTGTTTGAATTGACAGGCACACTAATAATCGCATTGCGAATGGTTAAAGGCGCAAATGAACCTGCGATAACACCTGGCATTTGTGTTGGGAAAGAAGTGCCTGTGCCTGATAACACAGTGTTTTTAACTTCGATACGGCCACTGTTTGCTTTGCCCTCAATCACTGCCTTGTAAGCATCCGATTTAACGAATTGCTCTGAAACTGATTGAGTGGCTTTAACGCCTTCTGGCAATTGAGCGTGTTTTTGCGCTAACTCATTCATTTCACCTGACAATTTTTTGAATTGGTCAGCTAAAGCCTGAACTTCGCCTTTTACTTCTGTATCAACTTTGCCTTTTTCTTTGAGCTGACCCTCGAATTTTTCGATTGCTGACTCTAACTTTTTCTCTTGGGCTTTTAAGCCCGCTTCGATAATGTCTTTTAATTCCATTTTTAGACCTTGTTAAATGACTTAAATAATTGTGCAATTTCTTGCGCTTCTTTTTTGCCATTATCAAAATCGCTTTGAATGACTGACTTAATACGTGACACTACTGCACACGCCTCAAGCCTACTAAGCCCCGCTGAATCTCTCAACGTTGCTTCAATTTCTCGGATGCTGTTTGCTTTTTCAATTGCGCTCTTAATGTTGCTGACAGTTGCGTTAATGTCTGCCGGCTCCTCGACAATTGATATTTCAATTAGCTCAATTTCTTTTAATAATCTTGTGCCGTCTGGGTTTTCAATTGCACTTTTTGCAATGTAACCAATTGACAAACCATCAATTGCACCGTGTTTTAAACTAGCGTAAGTATCAATTGCAGTCGAATGGCCTGGCGTTAATTCGCCCTCAACAAATAAACCCACACTGTCCGTAGTCATGCGCAACCACTTACCAATGACAGGGCCGTAATGATTCCAACGCATCCTAATTGGCCGAACCCTGTCTTTTAAAGTGGCATCATAGGCTTTGGGGTCGATAGTATCACCATACGAATCTACACCGCCAAAAACGCTAGCGTAGCCTGAAAAAGTCATGCCTTCACCGACAAACTTTAAATCTAATTTTTGTAAATCTAATTTTTTAAACTTCATTTTTTAACCTTTTTCAAAAGCAAGTCGTCTGGCATTTCTGGATGCTCTGGCTCGTTTGGGTCTTCGTTTTCGTTGCCATCAATTGGCATCATTGCGCCCTGCATATACAACTTATCACCGCCTTCTTTGGCCGGTAAATTCTCGTATTGTCTGGCCTCGTTTGGAGTCATTACACCGGATGCAATGGCGACTCTATAAGATTCAAAGCGACTCTTTAAATCAGCCCGTAAAAGTGCATCAAAATTGAACTCAAATTCGATATTGTCACGCTCGCTTAAAAGTGCTAAATGCACTTTCATTGATTGCTCGACCTTTTCAAGCAACGGGCGCATAGTCAGCTTATAAAAGCCCTGCATGATCTGTTCAATACCTGAACCCCAAACACTCGTGCCGTTGTTATCATTGACCATGACCGACGGCACACCGTACCACCTGCAAATCTCTGCAATTTGAAATTTTCTACTTGCTAATAATTCAATATCTTGGGGGCTTAACGATACTGCGTTAAATTTAAAGCCACCTTCAAGGACTAAAAGCCTGTCGTCTGTTGATTCAGTTAATGTCTTAAAACTGCTTCTAACTTCTGCTCGTTGCGCTGCAGTTAAAATTTTATCGACCGTCAAAACGCCTGACGGCTTGGCGCCATTTGAATAAATTTTTGTTACGGCTGATTCAGCCGCTTGAGCAATGCCTAAACTGTTGCGCTGGTAGGCCAATGGACTCATTCCGATTGTGCCGTTACCCATTAGTTTCAAGTGCCAAACTCTGGCACTGCTTAGAATAACAATGCTACCATCTTCTTTTGTGTATTGATAAACTAACTCGCCATCGCTTAACATTGAAACGACAATTTGTGAACTCATTAGTGGTAACAAGCTAACAATTCTGTCGCCTAGTTTGTCGATCAAGACAAAAGCATTTCCATGCACGATAAGGTTTAAAAAAACACTCTCGAAAAACTCGTTTTTTGTCTGGTAGCGATTGACCTTACCATTAAATAAAATTGATAAAGGATGAAGTTTTGCTTCTACTCGACCCTGTTCATTTTTTGTATAAACTGTTAAAGGCAAACTAGCCGCAGTTTCTGAAAGCAGTTTCACACAAGCCCAAACCGCTGACAATTGCATAGCTGAGTCATAAGTTACGGGCGATGCACTGGCCGTAGCGTAGCTATTAGGCATTGGCATTTGAACGCCTACCATTCGTCTTAGGCCATCGACCGCCCAGTTATAAATTCCGTTAAATAAATTCATTTATATTAAGATTGGGTTTGACAAAAAACCTGCAAAATCGCCTTCTTCTTCTTGTGTTTTTACCGCTGAAAGTGCCATAACTAAAGCCACCGCCCCGTCAATCCTACCCGTAGCTTTCATCTTGTCAAGTTTTCGGTTATTTGATGCATCTTTTACTACCCTTGAATTGGCAATGCACATTGTCAAAACTGGATTATTGCCGTGTTTTATTTTTTCATTAAGCAACAAAGTTTCTAAATTATCTAATGCCGGTGCCATATCTTTAAAACCTTGGCCAAACTCTATCAATGGCAAATCAATGCTTAATTTTTCAAACTCTTTTTTTAGCAAGTCTATTCGCCACCTGTCAAACGCTATTGCTTCAACATCTAGCCCGTCTAATGCTTCTGCTATCTCTTGAGCTAGCATTGCATAATCAA